CTTGAAGGAGCCATATTCATTTTACAAGAAACGCAGAGAACAGCAAGAATAATGGAGGACGAGTGATGATGATAGTTGAATCATATAAAGGGTTTAACATTTACTGGGAATTTATCGAAGGCACTAACGGTTTTGCAGACTCAGAGGTTTATACTAGTTCAGCTAGTATTTACGGTAGAAAGTCTGTAGAAACAGTTAGAAAAGATATTGATAAAATGTTCATTTTATAAAGGAGTATGAGAAATGAAACAAAAAAGAAAAGTTCAATCAGTAATATCAATAATTGGCGGTATTTTAGCAGTATTCTTAGGAGTTATCGCTTCTTTCTTTATGTCTGGTAATCCATTGACTAATCTTTTAGAGACAATTTCAACAGCTTTGTTGACCGCTTTAATCGTGTCTATATGGATGGATAACCTTCCAGTAAAGCCTGACAAATTGAAACATGAAAAAGGAGAGTATTTAGTGAGTGACAAGATGTTATCAGAACATGAAAAACAAAAAATTAGGGATGAAATTTACATGACAGCTAATGGTACTGTTTTGAACTCCGAACCCCACACTTTTAAAGATTTTATCAATAATCAAAAATTACCATCAAAGTTGGAGTTGATTTGGGAAATTTTGGCCGATAATAATTTAAAAATATCAGATATTATTAGACGCATTGAAAGTGGCGCACCATATCCAATGAATACAAAAGTAACGGCATGTATGAATTATTTAAAAATAACGTCACAACAACTAAAAATGATTCAAATTCTAAATATGTACAATGACTATATAAAAATAGATGATAATTACCCTTTATATATTGAATTCACAGACATGCGGAATTACTATGATAACAAAATAACTGTGCTGTATCAAGCGGGTGATAGACATGATGATAAAAATCCATCTCATGAGCGACATACTAGACCAACAAAATATTAAGAATAAAACTTTGATTTTATTTAAAAAAGGAGATAAGAATGGAAACAGGATATTTAGCATATGTAATTTATAATTTAGATGATGGGCATGATTTTAGTTCATTAGGAGTATTTAAAGAACTAGATTGGGCAGTAAATGAAATTCATCAAGAGATGGAAGACAATGATGACAGTGAATTAATTTCTGAAATGAATAGTATTGGTGTTGTTTATAAAGAATATTCAAGGTCATATAATATTGAAAAAATTAAGGTGGAAGAATAAGGAGAAAAATAAATATGCTAGATAAAACATCACAAGAGTATCAGTATGTTAAAAATGCCATCAATAGCTTAAAACAACGTTTAAGATATTATGAAGATTCTATTAGTTCTTTACACATTAGAATTGATGATTTGATTTATGATGATGAATCAGAAGATGTTGGTGAACTAATGGCCATTGAATCAAGTTTACAACAACAACTAGCAGATGCTAATGCGAGCCGATTTTGGATTGACGACCAAATTGACACACTAGAGAAGATATTAGAGTTATAAAAACAAAAATAAGCCCCTCCAGAATCCTAACTAAAGGAAACCAGAGGGGCTTTATAATATATTTAATTATCTAAATCAATTCCAAATGCATCTGATAAGATTTCATCATCTCTATTTTTAATATATGATTCTGTTGTTTCAGAAGAGCTGTGATGTGCAATAAGCTTCAACACGTTTAATGGCAGTGACTCTTTACCTAATTCTTTTAGTACAGCATGAGTACCATTGTTATAATTAGTTAAACTAGCGTGTCGGAATGAATGACTGTTCAAATCCACATCATCATCAAATAACTCTTTGATAATAGGCCGAAATGAGACGGCCCATGCATATAATGACTCATAAGATAATTCTCTTTTGTTACTACCTTTACCAGTAATCCACATAGATTCAATATCATCATCGCCACGTTGGTCTAACCATAATTTAGCAATATCTTTAGTGCGCTTAAAGTATAGCAATTTGAATTTCTTAGAGCGCTTACCAATGACTTCATTGGTTTGACTATTATCAAGAAAACCTTCCTTTTTTACCTGATGAATTTCATTTCTTCTGGCTGCTGAATCATAACTTAATGAAACATAGAGGGCCTTCTGATACTGTTCTTTTTTAATAAGATAATCAATTAATCCAGTGACTTCCTCGTCCGTTAAAAAGACAATATCTCTAACAGCTTCTTTTGGAACGCCTTTTATGTTTCTCATTTGATTAACTTCATAATCTTCATACATATCCTCATCCCCTTCAGCATAGGCGAGTAGGTTTCTAATACTTGATTGTAGTCTATTGATACGGGCATTAGATGTACCTTGTTTTGACATTTTCAAGAAGAAATTACGAAAATCACGTTTCTTTAATTCCAGAATACTCTTATTCTTACCGTTTCTTAGAATCCATGATAAAAATCCTCTGATGTCAGCAAAATATTGATATCGAGTTTTCTCAGATTTACCAGTCGCTTCTAATTCGAGCATATAATCTTCCAGTAAATCTTTTGAGTCCTGATTAACATCTTCCCATGTTGATTCATCTAATAGTTTATTATAACTCATATTTTCTCCTCATTTATAATATGTACAGGGAGCCTAGAATGACTAAAAACTAGGCTATATTCTTTTTTATATGTACGCAGAGATACCTCTGCTTAAAAATTATAACTGGATAAATGCTGAAGCATTGAACCAGATGATACCATACTTACCAAATACAATACCAACCCCATTAGTTGACGCATCATATTTATCAATTGTACCATTGTCATATCCAGAAGCAAAACGCATATAATCTCCGTTTTGACTTGGTGCATTATTACCACGAGTAACGTTATCCAAGATGGCCAATGGAATACCATTCAAAGTCATGTCAGCGTCACTACCACCAGCTAACCAGTAACTGATAGCCTGATAGTTACCGTCATAATCTTTAACAATCTTATCAACCTTGAAAGGCTTGGTGTTTGTAAAGTGATTTCCAGCAGCCTTAAAAGCTTTGATAGCCTGTGACTCGTTTGATGATACGGCTGGTTTTGAACTTGGTGCTGATGGCCGTGATGGTGTAATGATTGGCTGACTGTCATTCCCAATACCGTAAACAATATCGTGATTCAACTTGTCGCGTGATACACCCCACTTTGCTAAGAACGGAATTGGGTCAACGTGGTCTGAGCCATGTCCTGTAGCACTTGCATAATTGTGTGACTTAATACCAATTGTATTGAGGTTGTCAATCGTGTATGTGATACCCGCTTGTTTAGCCAGATAGCGAGCCAACCAAATATAAGCTGGATAGGCCTTATTAAAATCCGCTTGTGATTTGATAGAACCTTCTGCAAATTCAATAGCAGAATACGTCTCCCAATTCCAATCTCCTCCAACATCCCATGCACCACCATTGTCATTCATAACGTGTCGAATGTCAACCTGACCGTTTGTGATTCCAACTAAGTAATTATAGTTAGCTGCGTTATAGTGCCCTGCCAAATAATCACGTTCATTTTGAACACTAGCGGTTGGATTGCCAGTACTGTGAAGATGAATTTGATGAAATCCTGGCCGTAAGGCGCTGACGTTATAGACATATCCGTTTGGCACTACAATATCTGATTTAATTGTATATCCCATGTGATAACTCCTTATTTTACTTCTGTTGGTGCAGCTGCTTTGTTATCGGTAGCTGATACGACTTTTTCTGCCTCTGCTAACTCTTCCGCTGATACAACTGGCTTAACAGTGGCCAATGAGCCATCTGCTTTATTCGTTGCATAAGCCTGTTTGATATAAGCTAGGATTTGGGCTTGCGTAAACTTATCACCCAAACCATTTTCATCTAAGCGAGCTTTCACATCATAAGCAGCTGATTCCTGTTGTACCTTGCCATCACCAAGCAACGCCTGTGCTGACAATACTGCTTGACTTGCAAACGTTAAAATTGTTTTGATGTGTTCATTCTTTTGAACGGACGCTTGCTTTTTCAAAAACTTTGCGCCACCGTAACCGAAGCCACCTGCAAAGAATACAACTACTACTGTTTGAATAATTTCTAATACATGATTCATGTTATTTATCTCCTATAATCTCTTTCTATTCCTTTTGCCATTTCTTTTAATTTATTATATGGCAAATCATCATCTATAGCATCACAAATTCGTTTTAAATCCATTCTCAACATTGCGTTTTGGGTGGAAATATCTAAATTTTCTTTATCTCCGTCATCATCTTTATTCGCGGTTAACCATATCCCTAGGAGGGTTGCGCCCTGTGTGATGAGGGTGATTATTAAGGTGTTCCAATTCATTCATGTTACCGCCTTTTCGTTGCCCGAAATCGTCTGATGTTCCTATGGA